TGGGGGGCAGAGATTATATAGGGGTTACAACAAAGAAGGGACAAGACATGAAACAGAAAGATTTCAGAGAACTCAAAAGATATCCGAATGGGGATATTGTAGACCTTTATCCGATTCACCATTTGCTGACTGACAGACAGAAAAATCGGCTAACGTGTGATGACTTTTCAAGGGTTGAAGAATATCAGGCAGAGATTGAATTTGAGTTGCATTGTCTGCTAGAAGAATTACGGACAGCATAGGCACCTAGGTGTGGGCTGACATGTCCGGTGGTGAAAGGTTGAATAAGAGTTGCCGCGCATATTGAAGGTAACACCCGCCACCTTCCTGTCTGTATAGTCGAGCGAGCATAAACGCGGTCAAGCCTGTGACGACTATAAAATTAAAACGCAGGTGGGTAATGGTCAGTTCGCCCTCACGAGAAAACTGACACGCGGCAATGTCGCCGCAACACAACGAAGACCACCTAAGCATGTGGTTAAACTGCTTCCATACCATAAGGGGGGTTGACAATGAATAGACGGATAACGACAATCAATCCTGTAGCCAAGGCGTTGGCACAGAACCGGCGTCGAGCATCAACACAAGTAGTCAAACCAAAGAAGGGAAAAGGTAGCTATGACCGCAACACAGAAAAAGATGTCACGCGACACAAAACGGAATCGTGAGTGGCACAAAGAACGGCGTGGGCAGCGGCGTGTACGCGAAGAAAACCGTCTGCTGTATATCAAGTTAGACAAACTGCGGGAGAAAAAGAATGGCTGATAGGAGCATTTTACAGCCCCATGACCCTACGTTAGACAACGATAGGAGCCTGTTGCAGCGCATGGCTATGACTGAGGTATTCGTTGTCACGGTCAAGCGCAACGGTAGGTGGGATGTCATGTATTTTGGGCGCGACTTGGCACAGGCCACATGGGAGAGCCAGCAATGGCGCATAGAGTTGAAGAGCAAGGGTAAAGACCATGTGCGGGTTCAGTCGATTTTGATTGACGATGAGGGTAGGCTGGAGATTTAAAATGGAACTTGACATGACTGAAGCAATGGACAAGCAGACAGCCAACGCTATTGCAGAGGCGGTGCGTGACGATTTGATTGACATGGGATATGGTGATATCCTAGACTTTCAATGGCAACTGATTGTAACTTTCACAGATGAGGATGACGATGTATAACATATGGAAAATGGTAATGGATTGGCGGTACAACCCGCTGTCACATATACCCGACATGAATACACGGCACATGATAATGCAGGTGCTGGCGTGGATGTGGTGTATCATATTCAGCATGTGGCTTGGCAGTATTGTTGCCTTTGGTATCAGTGCCATTGCCCATGTCCTGTTGATTGCTGGCATCTTCATCACGGCAGGTGTGTTTGAAACAGCCAAGCGTAGGCCACAGTATTTTGGTGGTTTAGGTAGAGGCAATGGAGGTGAACATGAGTAAGCCATACAAAATACGTGACGTAGAGGATGGGTCTGTCTACCTGATGACATTGCCAATGATACTAGAAGAACTAAACCGTGACAGGTCAGAAGAGTGGACAAACTATGACGAGACTGATTGGCGTGAGGGATTGGCAGAGTTTACAACGTATGAGGTGATGGAAGATGAGTAAGCTATGGGACAAAGCTGTGGAATACTGCCTCACGCACGATGACATTGAGATATTCCTGCTTGTGTGTTGTTGGGCCTTCTTGGGCTGGATGGTGTACCATGCCTTCAACGGAATCATGGAAAGGATATACTGCTGATGAAGACGATAACGGTGAGATTGTACGCTGATGATAGGGCTATCCTGTCACAAAAAATACAGAACTATCTGTCCGCATATCCCCGGCTGGGATACGATACCCGCTTGTCAGGAGACATAGAGTATGACTATAATAAAGAACAGTGGGTAGCTGTAATCAACCGCCTTAACTCTTGTGACTGAAAGGAGTATATGAAATGACTGACATGAAAACTGAATATGAAATCAAACGCGAGGCCGCAACACAGGCTTGGAAATCTATGACACCACATCAACAGGAAGCTATGCTAGAGATGTTGAATGCATGGGTTCCGATTCGCAGTCGTGTTAGTGAGTTGTGTTCGCTTGACTATGATGACCTACGCGCCGTTGACAATGCATGGTATCAGTTGAAGAATGCGCTAGTTGACAAAGACGTTGAAATCAAGACTTGGGATTTCTGATAATTATGGATATAATTATTGGATTCTCTATGCTATTCGTAATATTGGCTATTGACTTTTTGTTTTGAGTAGCCATATAACTAAGTATCAGTTGGCAAATGAAAGGAGAAACACATCATGCCTCTCGATTTTACAGACAACCTTATCGCTGAGATTCCAGAGAATCTGGATTTCGATGTTCAGTATGAGGACACCAAGTTTGACGGCAAGAAATATGTCATCAACGGTAACACAGATGAATATCTTGGCATTGTAGGTGACGGCTTTACCTGTGCATCACATACCAAGTTTTTCACCAAGGTGCAGGAAGTTATGATGGAAAACCTGTCACAGTATGAATTGCTGGATGCAGATGTGCGCTGGTCATCATGCCGCAACAATGCATGGGCAAAGATGGATATCAACCTGCCCAATGTATCGGCTGACATCACAACGTCCAAGCATTCCAGTAAAGTTGCACGGCGGTTTATTGCCCTGCACGGTGTGGACGGTTCCTGTTCCAACCTTGTGTTCTTTGGTGCTATCGACTTTTTCTGCACCAATGGCATCATCGTTGGCCAGCATGACAAGGTGCGCCGTAAGAATACCAGCGGCTTTGACCTGACCACCTTTGGTGACAAGTTGCATGACCACAAAGATGATTTTGAACAGGACACAAAAAAGTTCCAGCGTTGGGCTGAAACAGACATTGGTCAGTTTGATGTCAAGACTATTCTTGAGTCTATCACCAAATCTGACCGCATGGCCGAAAAGATGTTCAGCCTGTACAGTCAGGAAGCTAACACCCGTGGCCGTAACCTGTGGGCCTTGTATAGCGCGTTCACAAACTACGCAACCTATGCAGATGAGCGCAACGGATTCCAGCTTCGTAATACAGCTAATGACAACGATGCTGAAAACATGTACAAGCGTGAGCATGACGTTGCACGTTGGATTGATACCCCGGCGTTCAAGCGCATGGAAGCTGCTGCGGCATAATGTAACAGGGAGAGTGGCTGCGGCTGCTCTCCTATTTTTTTATCTACGGTCATGGGGGGATGGGCGACACATGGGCAAGGAGCAAAATAATGCCAGCAATGACAGTCAAAGATATGTCAGATAAATACTTTATATCTAATGATTACAATACCTTATCTGACAAATCTAAAGTAGATTATAAATACTTTATGAACGTGCTGCTCACCACAAAAGTGGATGGCAAGCATATTCAAGAGTATGCGTCAAAAAGTCTCACAGGGCCACAGGCACGTATGGCATACGAGCAGTGGCTAGACCGGGGTGTCTACATGGCTAATCATGTCTGCGCTGTGGCGCGTAAGCTGTATTCGTTTGGCATGGAGATGGGGCATACAAACATGAATCCGTTTGCGACATTTAAGCGCAAGACAGTAAAGCCTCGCAAAGTTGTGTGGACACAGGAACAGATTACTGCGTTTCTGGATGCAGCATACTCTGATTACAAGTATCGCAGTGTCGGGCTAATTGCACAGATGGCATACGAGTGGTGTCAGCGGATAGGTGATATGCGTACACTAAAGTTTGAGTGCGTCGATTTAGACAATCATGTTCTGAATCTGGAACAATCCAAACGGGGTGCAACAGTTCATCTGCCCATCAGCGACACAATGGTGGCAATGTTACAGCAGCAGAGGGAAGATTTTGGCTTCCAAGAATATGTAGCACCCTATCCTCGCCCTAGGAACGCCGTGTACAGCCCTTTCACCATGCAAAGGCTATCAAGGTACGCCAGAGAGGTCATGGGCCTTGCTGGGCTTCCTGACGAGTTGCGCATTGCTGACCTTCGCCGCACAGGAACTACGGAGATGGTGGAGGCGGGTGTCGGTATTGCACAAATCATGTCGGTGACAGGACACGCCAATCCGCAGTCAGTCAAACCCTACATGAAAAATACATTAGCAAGTGCAGAATATGCATTGACGGAACGTAATAAGCGTGGTACAAGCATTACAAGTGCCGCAAAGGAAAGTGTATATACATGAATAATATATATAACATTGTAAATGACATGGATGTAGCTGTTGGGACGACAGTCCGCACAGAATGCCCATCTTGTGGGCAGCGCACATTCACTGTCACTAATGAGATGGGTACATTGAAGTGGAACTGCTTCCGCGCATCCTGTACTGTCAAGGGTTCTACGCAAGTGAGCATGTCTATTGATGACATCAAAACTGTCCTGCTTGGTCACGAGAGTGACGACAAGCCTGTGCCGTTCGCCCTACCTGAATACATTGTCACCCCACCGTGGGTTGTATTGGAGTGGGCAAGTGAACTCTATGGTCTTGACGCACAGGAATTAGGTCTTATGTATGATGTCAAGGACAGTCGTGTCGTGTTTCCAATACGGCATGACGGTCAGATAGTGGATGCTACAGGTCGTGCATTGGACAAGTCTCCAATAAAATGGAAGCGGTATGGAAAAAGCAGCTTGCCATACGTTCACGGTTGTGGTAAAACTGCTGTCGTTGTTGAGGACTGTGTGAGTGCCGCAGTTGTAGGCGGTGATGACTACGTTGGGGTCGCTGTGTTGGGAACATCACTGCTCGACGAACACAAGAGGTATCTCACGCAGTTCTCAACAGCAATCATCGCACTTGACCCCGATGCGTTGATGAAATCAATTGAGTTTGCCAGAGAACTGCAATCGTATGTTGATGACGTTCGCGTAGTGAAACTGACAGACGATTTGAAGTATAGAAACCCTGAAGACTTTGACAAGTTGACCAACGTAGGAGAATAATATGGAACTATCACTTATACGTTCCTTGATGAACAAGGAGTTTTACAATGACCACCGTGGTGCGCGTTGTCCTGACCGCCTGTTCAGCAAGGATGCTCGTAAAATCAAACAATCACTTGACCGGGCTATGGAGCGTTACTCACGTGATATAACACCTGATGAAGTGCAGGCATTGTTCATGGCTGACAATCCAACCATGACTACGGCTACAAAACAGGGGTTTGACGCCCTGTTTGATAAGATAAAGCGTGAGCCACCTATGGGTGCTGACATTGCACAGGATGTCCTGTCCAAGTTGTTTCAGCGCGTGATTGGCGAGGACATTGCTAGTCTTGGAGTAGACTACGTGTCCGGTAGCAAGAATAGCCTTGAGCCTTTGCGGCACCTGCTTGAGCAGTACGGAGATGACTTCACACCTAATCTTAATATTGAGTGGGATGACATCGACATGGATACGCTGATGTCCAAGGCTGACCTTGAGGCACGGTGGTCTTTCAACATCTCAAGCCTGACACGCAAGGTGGATGGTGTGAATGATGGTCACCTGATTGAAGTGGGCGCACGTCCCAACACAGGTAAGACATCGTTCCATGCCAGCCTGATTGCTGCACCCGGCGGCTTTGCATCACAGGGGGCTAACTGCATCATCCTGTGTAACGAAGAAGGATATCACCGGGTGGGTGCGCGATATCTCACCGCAGCCACAGGCATGACCATGCAGGAGATAAAGAACAACCCTAGTGCAGCACGTGACCTGTATGCACCCGTCAAGGAACGCATCAAGATTAAAGATGCAACCGGGCGTGACATGGCGTGGGTTGAGTCTGTATGCAAGTCATACAAGCCTGACATTGTTCTGCTGGACATGGGTGACAAGTTTGCCAAAACGGGTGGCTTTGCCCGTACAGATGAAGCACTGAAAGCCAACGCCGTCCATGCCCGTATGATTGCCAAAGAGTATGGCTGTGCCATCTTTTACATGTCCCAGCTATCCGCAGAAGCAGAGGGCAAGGTGCTGCTCAACCAGAGCATGATGGAAGGCAGTCGGACAGGCAAGGCAGCAGAAGCTGACCTGATGATTCTGATTGCTAAGAACCCACCTGTCGAGGGTCAGGATGAAGAGGATACCCAGCGTCATCTGAATGTTGTCAAGAATAAGTTGACAGGATGGCATGGTAGTATACATTGCGAACTTGAATACAAGACAGCGAGGTACACGGCATGACCAGAATGTACACAAAAGAAACTCTGAACGAGTTGGATGAGGATATAGAATACTACAAAGAAAAGTCCATAGAGTTACAGAAGTCTTGCTGGCATAAAGACAGATACAGTAATTATGCAGACAGGAATATCTTGAGACTAAAAAAACTAAAAAAACTTCTGGAACTTAATCTTGAGGTAGAGACATACGGACAGCCAAACTTTGGTATGGTGCTAGTTAATAAAAAGTTTGTTGTTTGTTTGCTTGAAAACAAGTGGAGAGTGGTACATAAAAATGTTTGGTACAAACACAAAGATGATGTAAGTCACTTCGTAAGAAAATATGTCAGAGAGGATGATAATGAAACTAACACTTGATGTAGAGAACACAGTCACCAAGCGTGACGGCAAGATACACCTTGACCCGTTTGAGCCAGATAACACGCTGGTCATGGTGGGTATGTTGACAGACCAAGGGCAGTGCCTGACGTTCCCCTTTGACCACGCTGACCGTCCCAATCAGGACAACTACTACGAGCGTGTGCAGATGATGTTGGACGAGGCCACTGTGCTTATATGTCACAACGCAGCACACGACTTGTTATGGCTGTGGGAGTCTGGCTTCAAGTATGACGGCCCGGTGTTTGACACGATGCTGGCAGAGTATGTCATGCAGCGTGGGGTTAAAGAGCCGCTGTCCCTTGAAGCATGTGCAGAGCGTTACGAACTGGATACAAAGAAGCAGGATACTCTCAAAGAATATTTTGCCAAGGGTTATAGCACCCGTGACATTCCATACAATGAACTGACCGAATATCTAATTGCTGACCTTGAGGCTACGCAGCAGCTTGCTGATAAACTGATGTATCGCCTGAACACGACACAAGACAGTGGCCTGATGGGTACTGTTGACCTGACCAATCAGGTGGCAGTGTGTCTGGCACGTATGTATCAGCGTGGGTTCAAGGTGGACATGTCCGCACTGCAAACTGTGCAAGCGGAGTTTGAGCAGGAGCGTAGTGACCTGATTAATAGTCTGCAAAGCCATGTCAAAAAGCTGATGGGGGATACACCTATCAATCTTAACAGCCCGGAGCAGCTTGGCTGGGTGGTGTATGGTCGCAAGGTTATTGACAAAGCAGAGTGGGGTCAGAAGATTGACCCATACATGGATGGCCCTGACTTTAATAATATGGTGCAATACGGCACGGAACTTATCTACAAAACCAAGGCAGAGCAGTGCAGCACATGCAAAGGCACCGGCCAAGCCTACAAGACACGCAAAGATGGTAGCCCGTTCAGTCGTCCACACAAGTGCAAAGACTGCAATGCACAAGGCTATATCTTCAAGCCTACATCTACACGGGCAGGACTGCGCTTCAAGCCGCCATCAGCCAAGTGGCTTAGTGCCAATGGCTTTAGCACAAGCAAGGGCAACCTTGAGACTTTGGAGAAATCAGCACGTGTCAAAAATATGACAGATGCCGTGGAGTTCCTGTCAAAAGTTCGACGCCTGTCTGCCGTGGAAACATACCTGTCATCTTTTGTGGAAGGCATCCGCACCCACACCAAGAGTGATGGCAAGCTGCATTCC